GATTAGATATTTCATGTTTTTCTCCTCGGTTGTTAATATTACAGTTATATTACGTATATATAGTATATATACATTTGAGGATCTTGGTTATGAAAAAAGATGATACCCTGTTAGTGAAAATTAACAAGGAACAGAAAAAAGAATTTATTGAACTTTGCAAGCAAATCGATACTTCAGCAAGTCGCGAAGTACGAAACTTCATTAAAAAATTTGTTGAAGAAAACGCAAAAGAGAAATAAATAAAAATGTAGAGCGCCGAATGGGTTCTACTACGAAGGTGGGTAATAACCGCCACACAATTTAATCTTGCTTAATAGGAGATAATCAAATGACAAGATTTGACGTAAATCAGTTAACACCTTTTGCCGTTGGTTTTGATCGCATGTTCGATCGCTTAGTAGAATTTCAACCAGCAGCTCCTCAAGGCTTCCCTCCCTACAATATTCGTAAAAACAAAGAAGAAGATAAGTTCTCTATTGAACTTGCTCTTGCTGGTTTGAGCGAAGACGACGTAGAAATCGAAGTAAAAGAAGATGTTCTCACTGTCCGTTCTACTTGGGACGAAAAGCCAGATGACGATACCGTTCTACTTCACAAAGGCATCTCACAGAAAAAGTTTACTCGCAATTTTACGCTTGCGGATGATCTCGAAGTGATCGGTGCTAACTTTAAGAATGGTCTATTGACTATCGCCCTGGAACGAATTATTCCAGAAGAAAAACAACCTAAGAAAATCAAGATCGACAACAAGAAAGATCTTCTCTTAGGCTAATCCCCCACTTGATAAAGGAAATTAAATTATGATTAATAAGCAGCTACCAGAGATTACTTTCAATGTTAGAGCATTGAATGAAGCTGGCGAGTATGAGTGGCAGTACCCTACTACCGCTGACATTTTTTACGGAAAACGCGTTGTTGTTTTCTCTTTGCCCGGTGCTTTCACACCAACTTGCTCTAATACTCAGTGTCCTGGGTACGATGTTCTTTATGACCAGATTGTTGAACAAGGAGTCGATGAAGTTTACTGTCTTTCGGTAAATGATTCGTTTACTATGAACGCTTGGGCTCGTGACCTAGGTATCCAAAATGTGAAGATGATTCCTGATGGCAGTGGATACTTCACTCAAGAAATGGGTATGCTTGTTCGAAAAGACAATCTAGGATTTGGTGCTCGTTCGTGGCGTTATGCTATGGTCGTGGCGAATGGAGTTGTTGAGGCTTGGTTCGAAGAACCCGGTCGTTGTGATGACTGCTTAACTGATCCTTATGGAGAAACTACACCTGAGAAGGTGCTAGAGTATCTCACCGCAAAAGCAGCAGCTGCTGCTTAAGAACAAAGGGAGCTTCGGCTCCCTTTTCTTTTATTAATTTATGTGACCGCCTAATAAAGCGTTGTCAGAAAGAGGTGAAACCATTTGGCCATATTTCTGAGTTGAGCTCTGAAGTGCGGTACGTTGAGAATAATCAACCAATGTTTGAGAATGGTCAGGCATGTTAAGTATAATGTTGGGACTTAGTGGTATACCGAGACCGCAGTCTGTGCTTCACCTTGAACGGCCAACTCTGCCGCTCTACTTTCGTCTTCGAGCAGTTGCTTATTGAACCAATCAACTATTTTTTGTTCTCTTCTTGCTCTTGCTTGTTTTTCTAAAGACTCTCTACGAGCTGCTGCATCTTGTTCAACTGTCATGTAGCGATCGCCACGCTTTACAAGACCTAGGTCTTCGGGAGTAACATTGTATTTTTCCGCAAGGTCTATACTTCCTTGAAGTTGAGCTCGAAGATCTTCAACCGGTTTTACATAAAAACGCATGTAATTATCAATATTCGACCTCAGCCTTTCTATTCTTTCTTCATCGGTTAACTCTCTGTATTGACCGGGACTTTTACCTTTGCCGCCAACAAAATCTTTGAGAGGAACATCTTCAAGTGTCGGCACCCCGGCTTTGCTTAACCGTTCTTCTGCTTGGGCTAATCTAGCGGCCGTTTCTGCTGCAGCCTCCGTAAGTTGTGTTCTAGCCTTTTCAGCTACTTGAGCTTTTAATTTAGCAATCTCAGCGTCTATCGCGTCAGGATCTCCGCCCAATTTAACAAGTTTTTTCCTCGTGTCTAGTAATTGTTCTAATTGTTTGTCAGCTCGACTCTTTTCAGCAACCACATCCTTTGCTTTGTTAGATAGCACGTCGTTGTCTTGCATTTGTTCAAGATAATCACCCAAAGTTTTAAACGCAAACATTCCTACAGTGGCTACTAATTTTACTATAGGCCCGCCAGGAATAAGAAGACCCGCGAGGCTTGTTATAGCATTACCAGCGATATCGACCCCATCAACACGGGCGTTAGCGATTTCATCTTTAGTCATGCCTAGAGCATGTTCTCTAAACAAGTTTTCAACCGCTGGCATAACTGCGGATAGTCCGGTGAATACTAGGCCTGCTATTCCAAGACGCAGACCTCTTGCTGCCATTCTCTTACCAGAGATTTTACCTGATTTGTCTCCTTCTTTCCCAGCTGCATCGACATCATCTGCATCCGGAGTTATCATTTTACGAAGAAGACCTAGTATTGTTACGTCTTTAGCCAGTTCTAATGCACCTCCTATGGCAGGCCCGGCCTTAGTCGCTGCAACACCTAGTGCTATTGTGCTTGCTAAACCAGCAAAATCTGCAGCAGCTAACTCGTTTAGATTTTTCTTTAAATCTTCCCAGTCTACGCTCGTAGCGAGATCTCCAAACTTTTTAGCAACGTCGGCTATAGGAGGTAGATCGACGCCGAATCTTTCTAAGAATCCCGCAGTGAGTTCATAAAGAATAGATCCACCTATGCCTATGAACAGGGCTTTCTTTACGAGACCCATAACCCCGCCGAACATATTACCTAAGATACCATCTTTGCCGAAGATCTTGAAATCACTGCGCTCTTTCTTTTTCATTTCTCTTTCGCGCAGTTTCAAGTCACGATTCTTAAGATCATTTTCTCGCTTATCTCTAGAAGCCGCGTCCCGTGCGAGTTTTGCTCTCTCGTCTTCAGACAACTGAGCTAATGCAGCCTGACGTGCGGCGGCGTCTGCGGCAGCTTCAGCATTGCCGGTCATCAAAGAAAGATTCGCGTTCATTGCGTCGAATACACCCTGAAACTTAGATAGATCAGCACGAATCGCTTTTAGCGAGTACTGTTCACTCTTGTGTCTCGTTGTATTCGCCTGAGACCGAATCTCAGCTATGATACCTTTTGCGTCTTCAGATAAAGCCATGTCTTATTGTCCGTTTTTCTCGTTTTGTTTTTCTATCCAGTTGACTAACATCTGGAAGTATAAGTCTCTTTCATAAGGCATTAAGTTTTCAACATCGGCTATCGAGTATTTATGGTGCTGCACCAATGAGAATACCATTTGATAGTAATCACCTAGGTTGAGATGGCACAGCGCTAGGAAAAAAAAGTGCGCATCCCCTCAACCACAAACGTTTTATCAGTTCCCTCGCTGTTCGTATACTTAAGTTCGTGCCTCAATCGCAAGTTTATCGATACAACCACAAAGCATCATATAATCAGTTAAAGGATCCTCGGGATCCATAGTAGTCAGTCTTATAAATTCTTCAATAGTCGGGTACTTTAAAAACAAATAGTAATCATCGTTGATTTTAATTTCGTTAGTATGCCCGTCGTATCTTTTAACATCTATTGTACTAATATCGAGCTCTAGTGGAACCTCTTCATTTGTATCAGGATCCCTTACTTGAAAAGCCATTTTATTATCAACAGATGCAGATCTCAACATCAAGAGAATATACTCAAGATCAAACATCGGCATCTTAGTAACATCTTCATCAATCAAGCAATTGTTGACTATTTGCTTAGCTGCAAGAATTTCTTGTGTAGGATCTCCAGATTCCTGCGCAACTAATAATATCTTTTCTTCCTTTACCGTAAAAGGACGATACTTTATTTTCTTACCTGTCGATGGAAGCTTTAGCTCCATTATCGGCAGATCAATTTTCGGCAACGCCATAATATAACTCCTATAATTTAATATTAACTATCAGTGTCAAAGAAACTGCTAAGATTCCCGTATGAATTTCGAACTCGTTGGAGTCTGTTTACTGCATCTTGAATACTTTGAGGACGACCTTGGTCGATTGTTTGTCTTACCGTATCAGCGAATCCAGCAAGATCTCCGAGCGTCTCAAGCAATCCTCTTCCGTTTGATATTGTTTGTCGACCTGTTCTGTCGCCCGAGTAAGAAAACTTGTCGTAAGAAAACGAGATAGGAATCTGTGCGAACTGGTCGTTGTTTTCCCAAGCAAGCTCAAGGTCGCCTATATTAAACGGATAGACTTTTTCAAGCTTTACTTCGTAATACTTCCCACCTGTTGACTCGGTCGAATAATGTTTTATCGTCATCGTACAAGAGTACTCGTCTTTGTAACCCATCTCGTAGGGAAGCTGTAGGTTTCCTGGTTCACCTATCGCACCATCTGGTCCCGAGGCCATGCTGTAGTTATAAACTCGTTGAATCCAGTTATGAAAGAAGGTTAGCACCTGATGATCTGAGTCGACGAAGAATGTTGCATTGATTGGTTCGTTTACCATGCCGATCGGGAAGTTAACAGGTCTCTGCGCTACAGCAGTCATTACGCTATTTTCGATTTGTACACCTGGAAAGTTTGCACTCTTGCAGAAAAAGGTAAGATCACGCGAGTCCATAGAGCTATTCGGCTCACCTGCTTTACTAATCACAACTTCAAACAGAGAGGTTCTAGCAGGGCCTCCATACTTATCCATGGTTGATTTGAACCTGCTAATATTAAATGACATGTGATTCTTATCCTCTTATAATTTTTCGAGAATCGGCATAAACTTTTTGTTTCGAAGCACCGACAAATCTAGCAGTAGGTAGAAACAAAGCGATGTCCCATTCTGCAGGATTAATATAAACCAGTCTAGATCGAACATTAGTTGTCAAGTAGTGTTTAATCGCTGGCTTGAAAAACCTAAATTTTGAAGCTCTGTTTAAAAGACCATAAGATATTTTTAATCTGGTAGACTCGTCATAACTCTTGTTGTTCGTAATTGTGTAGAGTGCGTCCATCAGTTGAGCTCTCATCATGGGCGGTAAATAATGAAAGTTAATTCCTAAGAAACCACCTTTTGCCTTATTTATCGGGAATATCAAAGGAAACGTATCGTAGTAAGGTAGCTTTCCTTTCAGCTTGGGATCATACTCAAACGTATACATTTCACCGTAGAACCGAGGAGAAGTTGAACGGTTGATACTCTTCGCGCGTCCCTGCTCGCTAGCAGCAGTTTGAATTAAAGCATCTCCACTAACACCTGATTTTGAACCAGACTTTGCAATTCCTTTTGCTTGCCTGCGATACCACTCTCGAGCAGCATCAGTTCTTGCAGGTACTTGCCCTTGGCGAATACCTTTCGCTAGTAAGTCCGAAAAGACACCTACGCCGCGGTCGCCCGACGAATCTTTAGCTTCGCTTAATATTTCTTCTAATGTTGCTGCCACTACCCTTTAGTTCCTATTCCGTCTTTTTCTGTCATGATTACGAATTGCCATCCGCGATCAGCGCAATATTCTCGAGCTGCTTTCCATTTTGCACTATTAATCCCATAATTCTTAACCTCGTTTAGGTACCTTCTTGACACCCGGCCGGTAGGCGTAGAGTTCTTTTTACGTGGATCTGGAGGTAGAGTTTGATTGTAGGGTTTAATCTCAATCATAATCGTTGCTTTTGATCCATCCGGCGTATGCTTATGTACAATAACATCCGGAAAGTACCTATGAATTCTACCATCAATTGGAGATCTATACGGAACAATCACTTCTTCAGATTGCCACCATATCACGTCTGCGTGTCGGTCTAACCAGCTAAAAACATTGCGTTCCCACCAAGATCGATAAATAATCTTCGTAGGATCGCCTTTGTATTTACCCGGATTTGCCGGGCGGAATCGACCTTTGTAAGCCATAATAATCTTCTATCTATTCCATATAAATAATTGAAAGGTATCCGTAGTTATTTATCAAATAAGCTATAGCTTTGCAGAGAGAATCTAATGGCAGGCACGAATAATACAAATGCTTCATCACAACCGGAAGTAGTCCGCAAGAGAAGTTCGCGACTTCAGCCCACGAGTTATTCGTTCCCGAAGACTCCATATCGTCACGGCATTCAATTTATTTTCATGGATTACGACTATAACAGATTCGTAAGTTCGTTAACTAACGGTGGAAAGCTCACTGCAAGCAACGCGAATGATCCTGGTGCTATTAAGAAATTAGGATTTGTAGATATCGCTCAAATACCAGACGTTAAGAAATACACTGCTGTTGAACTACCTTTTCCTCGAACACTTAGTGATGAAACAAGTATCAACAACCAAGCTTTCGAAAGAAGCTTCTTGTATGAAAGGCTGACTGCAGCCATCGCTGGATCGGGCGGATTTTCAGGAGCAGCTGATACACTCGGAAAAATGGCTAGTGAGGTTTTAGCGGCTATAAGGTCTACTGCATCAGGGAAAGGGTCACTTGGAGAAAATATAAGTGCTGCATTATCTGGAAAAGAAGGGTTTGAAACCATCGGGGCAGCTTCACAATATCTTTCAAGAACCTTTCTTCCGGGTGACTTACAAAAACAAATTGGAAACGCTGCAGGGACTGTAGCAAACCCATTACAGACACTAGCTTTTACCGGTGTTGATCTAAAGAACTATAGCTTTACTTGGGATTTGTTTCCTTCTAACCAAGAAGATTCTCAGCGGATTAAAGATATTGTTCAGGTACTTAAACACAAA